GAGTTATTGTATCAACTGTTGATTCAGTCCAATTCATAGTATCATATTTTTCAATAATACACTCTGGATGCTTACATATTAAGTTAGAATTTTCATCAAGTTCTCTTTCGGTATAAGTTTGTTTATCTAAACCTAATTCAGACAAATAACTATCTGTTATTAATGACTTACTTAAAAAATTTTCCATTATATTATTTTATGTATTTATCTTTAAGTTTAAATAATCGGCGTTTTAAATGTGCGAAGGTGTAAAAAAGTATAGCAAAAACATACTTTTTTTAAAAAAGTGTAGCAAAAACATACTTTTTACACATCGTAACCAAGTATAAAGAATTATTTCTTAATTTTTCTACTTATTTTTCTCTTTTTCTTACCACCTTTGGGTGTTTTACTTTTGGGTGTTTTACTTTTGGGTGTTTTACTTTTGGGTGTTTTACTTTTGGGCGTTTTACTTTTGGGTGTTTTTTGTAAGGATAAAGGAATTATACTTTTAATTTGTGTAATAATTTCTTCGGCGGGTTCTATCATATCATAAATATAGTGAGTCTTATTAGTAAATATAATTGCGGTATAATTCTCAGGATTATGTTTTTTTAATATTTTTATTTCTGCCATTCTTCTATTATTATTAAAATCTTTTGACCATTCATCGCCCTCTGGTTCTTGTATATTCACAAATGCTAAGGTAGGTACAGGTAATTCTAACTTTAAATGTTTGCTAAAAAATGTACTTCTAACATTATGACATACATCATTTATTAAATACATATCATCTATATTTGTATGTGTGGTTTTCCATCCATCTAACATCTCTCTTAATTTTTCCTCGGTAATAGGAATATCATTTATACCTGATTTATTAATGTTTTGTAAGCGAAGTTTCATATTATTTGGTGTCCATAATGCTGAATCTAATAAAATCACGTGAATACATTGTACTGAATACACTTGGGCAAAATATAACGCAAACAAACACCCTGCACTAAACCCAACCGGGATAAATTTATAGTCTTCAATGTTGTATTTTGCTTGTATATCATCATAAACCATTTGAATATGTGTATCTGGTCTAACATAAGATAAACCAAAATCAATATCTTTATCAAAATCAGTATGTTCTGCGTCGCTCATATCATAATGCCAAATATTATTCACCTTATCTTGATAAGTATAAACATGACCTAATTTTTTTAATCTATCTAAAAATTTACTTTTGGTATATTCATTCCAAGCTTTCTGATTTGTGCCTGCACCTTGAAACATAATAAATAATATTTTTGTCATTCTATTTATAATATAAATAGTTGATATTATAAATATTTGTTCTTATAAATATTTGTACTTTTTATTCACATTTATTTATGCCATATGTTTTCTTTAACCATTCGTGCAATATTTCTATATCACATGTAGTATAATCTCCCGTAAAACCAGTTAATTTCAAAAATTTAGGTTTTTTCATTTTCTTGTTTTTATGGAAAATATAATCATCAAAATTGCCTTTGCCTTTTCTAATAGATGTTTCCTTACTTATAACCCGTATAAGCGCCGAGTTGCCGTTTTCCCAATCATACAAGAATTCAGCTAGGTCGTCCATGTCGAGTGTAGTAGCTTCTTCTAAAGTCAGTTTAAGGGATTTTTTTTCGGTCCCCCATTCAATATACCAACCGAATTTACCCGACCGCAAGAGCACTTCTTTCCCCGCGTGGACACCCAATGAGCGTCCGTTTTTCCCCTCGGTCGGTTCCAGTAAAATGTCGGTTAAGGAATATTCGCCCTTGCGTAGCTTGTCTAAATCTAGTTCTGGTTTAACCGTTTTAAAAGTAACGCCTGCTCCTGCTTTGCTTGCCTCTGTCTCTGCTTCTGCGCCTGCTTTGCTTGTGCTTGCCCCTGTGCCTGCCTCTGCTTTGCTTGTGCTTGCCCCTGCCCCTGCCTCTGCTTTGCTTGTGCTTGCCCCTGCCTTGCTTGCGCTCGTACATTTTATCACGGGCCCATATTTCCCCATCATATAGACATGTTCATTATCTATGCGTATCACTTCTTTCCCCTTGTGTTTCTCGTCAATGTGTTGGATAGAGGCTTCCAAGTCGGTTAAACACGACTGACACAAGTCAGACCACACTTTACGCCCCTGAGCGATTTCGTCGAGTTGGGCCTCCATGTGTTGCGTATATTCATATATAAACAGTGAATTAAATTGGCTAAGTAGATATTCTATAACCATAATACCCAGCGGTTTAATGACCAGTTTATTCTTTTCATTACCAAATTCTCGTTCACTTTCTAATGTCTCGATTTTATTACCCGTCAATTCGTAATCGAGACATTTTATTAAGGTCCCTTTTACATTCTCTTTTTTCACGTACCCCCGTTCTTGAATTTTCTCGATTAGCGATGAAAAGGTCGACGGGCGCCCAATACCCCGTTCTTCTAATAATTGCACCAATTTGGCTTCGGTATAGTGGCTCTTCAATTCCTTCATACTTACTTTTGCAGTAATTTTTTTATACGGTAGTACCGAGTGCGGTTTTAATGTTTGTAAATATGTGAATTCTTTATTTTGTTCTTCCACGCCGTTGACAATTTTCCACCCCGGAAAAACGACTTGTTCGGTGGTAAATTTATATAAAGTGTCTAATGGGGCGGTAATCGACGCGCTAAGGGTTTTATATAAAGCTGGGTTCATACAACTTTCTACAGCATTACTCCAAATAAGTGCATACATTTTACCTTCTTTTAGAGAGAAAGTAGTCCCTTCTAATTGTTTTATTGAAACCTTGGTCGGCCGAATAGCTTCGTGTGCGTCTTGGGTTATAGTTGCACCTTTGCTGGAGGGTTTTGCCCTTACTGCGGTTGCACTTGCCGTTGCACTTGCCCCTGTTGCACTTTCTGCACTTGCACTCGTAATTACCTCCATATCCGGTCGTAAATATTCACGACCATATTCCTTTGCTATATAGGTACTCGCCGTGGCGATAAATTCTGACGAATACGTAGCGCTATCCGTCCGCATATACGTAATATAGCCCTCTTCATATAATCTCTGACAAATGGCCATGGTTTCTTTGGGCGATGTATGCAAATGGGTGCTAGCCACTTGTTGCAGTCTACTAGTGGTAAATGGCATCGGCGGAGGTTTCGTCACATCTTTGCTTTCACCACAAGTATAGACGTGCTTAAACTCTACACTGGCTTGTAAGAAAGCTGTTATATTACTTGCCGTGTCAGTAGTAAACGTACTCTTTACGTCTTTGTTGCTATTAACGGGGCACAGACGTAAGACAAACGGCAAGTTCTTACTAGTAAAATAACCCGTCACATTATACTCTTTTTTCCCCGGTGCTAACTGTATGTCTTTATAGTTCTCATACACTAAACGGAGCGCGGGTGTTTGACAGCGTCCCGCGGAAGTACCGTCTTTAACATTTTTCCACAATATCGGCGATAATTTATAGCCCACCAACACGTCCAAGACTTGTCGCGCCAGTTGGGCGTTGACTAGAGCCATATTCACATAGCGATAGGCTTGGACGGCTTTCTGTAAAGCAGGTTCAGTCACTTCATGAAAGACAATCCGCTTGGTAGTAGCTATCGGTAACTCAAAATAATCGCATAAATGCCACGCAATCGCTTCGCCTTCGCGGTCATCATCTGTCGCCAAAAAAACTTCCGTGGCTTCTTTAATAGCCTTCTTAATTTTATTTATTTGACTCTGTTTATTTTCACTAATAATAAATTTTGGTTCGAAGTTATTATGAATGTTTATGGATTGTAACCCATTTAACTCGCGAAAATGCCCGTAACTCGCAATGCATTTATTACCGGGTCCCAAATATTGCTCGATTTTCTGGCATTTGGCAGGTGATTCTACGATAAAAAGATTGACAGGCATGCTGTGTTATAAGTTAATAAGAAAATATATCTAAATAGTTTTGACAATTCTGTTTCACTGGTATCTAAAATTGAAATATATTTTAGTTATAATAAGATATGGTATTAAAGTAAAGTATTATTACATGCAAAGCAACAAACAATTCGAAATGATGTCAACTAGGCTGAATGAAGATTTTGACAGCCTGTATGAGCTGGTCAATAGTGAAGAATATCCAGTAGACATGGAAGTGTTCACTCTAAATTTAAATGATTTGATTGATGCCGATTTTATTATTCGTAATATAAATGAAAGCCAAGACCAGGTATGGTATACGGGTAAGCCTGGCTTAAAATTCTCAGATTTTTCAGCCATAGATAGTCCTCTAAAAAAACAAATTTTAATACAATTCATCGAACATCCTGCAACTTTCTTCGTCCTGTTCAATACACAAAAAGGCAAGGCTGCCATCGTCCAGAAAAAACTCATTTCGTGGGCACAAGACCAACAAAGACAAATTGTTACAATTTTAATGTTAGATAATGACGCTACACTTGGCGACCAAACCACCGAAAGTTTAATCGCTAGAATGACAAAGGAAGGTGTTGCTGTGAAACTATTTCCCCTGGTGAGCACAAGTAAAACCACCGTTGACGAGATAAAAAATTATATTGACAGTTTCGCGGCCTTTCCCAAAGGAAAACCTATGCCCCTTATTACAGCTTTAACCAACCCGAAACAATTGGAGAAAGTGGTTGATATTTTACAGCATGTGTTACAACGACATCAAGAATGTCCAAATTTGCATTACGCCACTATATGGGACGAGGCCGACCGTACTTACTCCCTCGCCCGTGACAAACAAGTACATATTAAAGAGAGTACATTGTGTATTCGAAACTTTACACTGGATAATACTACTGCACTCCACGGCAACGGCTTTGTCACAGCTACAGACGGTGACCTGATAGAAGGCGATTACCCCGAATGCTCCAGTGCCCATGCCTTTATTCCTGAAATAAATAAAGAGGATGAAACACATTACCGTGCGATTCATCATTCGGAAGCAGTTGTAAAACTGATTGATATCAATCGCAAACATAAAAATAATCAAACCTTTTTAGATATTCTTGCAAAGAATAAAGAACATTTTATGCAGGAAATTACTTTAAAAAACGGACAAAAGGGTTTTCGCAAAACTATCATTAATTCTAGTGCACGGGGTGATGAGATGAAAAAACTTGCAAAAGAATTGAACCAACAAGGTTGCCATGCAATGATATTTAATCAAACGGGTCTAACTGTATTTAAACGCGGCGGAGATAATGCAATCCGTCTAAAAACAAAAGGTCGCAGTTTTAATCAGCTGTTGTTTTACTCATATAAAATATGTGAGCTTCATACCGCTCCATTATTCATTGTGGGACGTCGTAAAGTCGACAGGGGGCTAGGGTTTCATTATGCCCCACGCATTCATCATGGTATACCAGCTAAACTGCAAGAATTAGTATTTGAATTAGGTCCTTTACAACTAGACGGTAGTGAAGGACTTATCTGGACGGACGAATTCTTGGGACATGTAGAAATTAAAGAAACTGCCGTACAAAAAGCCGGACGGTTAGCTGGTATTGTAGCTCAATGTCCACAATATCCCTTAAAGCTCACGTGGTGGACGGATACAGAAACAGCCATGGTAGTAAAGCGTCACTATGAACTTGTCGATGCCACAAATAAACAAGGTGGTTGTAATACAATAGTCCAAGCACTTGAACGAGCAAAAATAGCTGTGCCAGAAACAGAATTGCCTAAAGTTTATCCACGCGAAGCAAGGCCTATTTTAATGTTCGATAATATTACACAGGAAGAGCGAATAAATTTTAAAAATAAGAATAAGAATATTCTTGGTATTCTTCAAAAATATAACCCAGAAGCCTATGAAACATATAAACTGTATAATATACATTGTTGGAAAATAGATACTCCTTCTAAATGTGAAAAATATGGTCTAACTACTATGACAAAACCCGATGCATATTCAACCGTGACAAATATAAGAGAGCAAGACCGAACAAAAAACGTGTTGATGGTATATTTGCATGAAAACACATTGATATTTAGCGCATGGAACGGTCAAATATAATTAAACACTAAGATAATATCACTCGACTTTTACATCACTCGACTTTTACCTCACTCGTAATACCCCGTTGTTTAAATTCTTGCCACGAAATCTTTTTCGCCGGAACGGCTGGGACATTCTCCAGCTTCTCTCCCGTTTTTTTATCAATCTTCTCCGCTTTGAGCAAGGCACTATCAATATACATGGCTTTTAAAATCTTCCCCACTTCAAATGCCCCCGTATGTTGGTCGATATTGCCCTCTTCAATATTCTTTAATACTTCGATTAATTTTAGTAAAATGTGTAAATTCATTTCATTTTTCTTAACTTTATTATAAATATCCGTGTAATTATTAAACAGAAAACTACACTGCGCCACGCACATCTCGTCGAATTTCTGGGGATTACTTTCGCCCAAGGTTTTCTCATATTTAGTTTTTAGTTGCAATAAACGGGTAACATCTACGTAAATTTTTTGACTATGTTTTTTTTGTCTAATTTCCTCGGTGCAATCCTGGACGTTATTTGCGTTTATCATTTTTTGCAAATGGATACGTTCACTATTATTCATGTGTATATATAAGAAATATAATTATTCTTTATATAACTAAAAACCATAATCTATTATTAAAATATATTAATAATATATAAATGAAATATAGGAGCCAGAAAAAAAAACAACAGAAGAGTACAACTAAAAGGAAAAGTCGCCGGCGCACCTATCGAGGTGGAGCGGTAGAAGTTAAACCCTTTGAAATGCTTGGTTATCCACACGGGGCTAGCTCGGCTAGTCAAGCGGCACTACTAAATGCGCAAAACAAAGATGCGGCGCAGTTTAAAATGAATAAAATTGGTGGTAAAGGAGAGGATACAGACGCTACTAAAACGACTGATGAACCAGTAGACGTGTTAGAAGTACCCCAATTTCCTGCACTCGGGGGAGTAAAAACCGCCTATAATTCTACTGATGCAAGTATTACAGGAAATCTTACAAGTGTAATTGGTGACGTGAACGCGACAAACGACCATTTTGCTCGAGTCGGCGGGTCTAGGAGCAAGCATAAGCATAAGCAGAGCAGGCACAAGCACAGCAGGAGCAAGCACAAGCATAAGCAAAGCAAGCAAAGCAAGCAGAGCAAGCATAAGCAAAGCAAGCAAAGCAAGCAAAGCAAGCACAAGCATAGCAAGTACTGCAAATGCAGTCAGAGACGCTGATAAATAATATTTATACTTATATATACATGACCGCTTTAGCAAAGTATGACTTTGAGCCCGGCTTAGCACCCCAGCCCGCCGGCCTAGTACCTGAACTGCAGTGTTTAATCTGTCTACAAGGTCCAACTATAAATGACGAGATAAAATTAATAAATGATATGTATTTTATTAAAAAATCGTGTAATTGTCTCTGTTATTCACACCACAAGTGTATCGAAAAATGGTTGGAAATAAAGGCAGCATGTCCAATATGTACTCAACCCATAGTATTTCCTGACACAAATATTAATCCTCCAGCGGACGAGACGACCATACTAATCAACCATAACATACCTGTCCGTAATTATATATTGAACCAACCGCCCTCTAATTGCTTTACAACTTTAGCAATGTATATGTGCATGAGTTTTGTAATATTCAGTATTTTACTGATAGGTAACTTAATAAACATAGAATTATAAATTATATTTTATATTTTATAATGTATAAATTTATATTTTATAATCACAGTATAATTTAGTATGAAAACTTCTGATTTGTCTATAACAATATTTATTATTATAGTGTTTATTTTACTTTACGTATTTAATATATTAACCGTCGGTATTAAAAAAATCCAGGAAGATTGGACCCTATATCGGTGTAATCCAGCGGTAATGCCGTTTGCGTCCGTCTTCGGTCAAGATACCTCAGCCAATTTTACGTATTGTATTCAAAACATGCAGGCGAATTATATGAGTTATTTGATGCAACCCCTACAATATAATTTAAGTGTGATTGGGGATATTGGGAAGAATGTCACCAATTCATTAAATGACGTACGGGCTTTCTTTAATAACATCCGAAATTTTATAACGGACATTGTTAAAAGTATTTTCTCCGTGTTTCTAAATATTCTCATCGAGTTTCAACGTCTCACCATGAATATAAAAGATTTATTTAATAAACTCATTGGTATAATGGTGACACTGATGTATACTTTAGATGGTTCAATCATGACCATGAATAGTACGTGGAGTGGTCCACCTGGACAACTTACGCGCGCCCTGTGTTTTCACCCCGATACGACCATTCGCCTAAAAGATAATTCATTGGTGTCGATGAAAGATGTGCCTTTAAATGCTATCCTACAAAATGGTGCGGTGGTTAATGCCGTCATGCATATTAATAATTTAGATGAAGACGGTAACTGTATTGAAGCCCTTTATAAAATAAAGGGAGGAGAGAAACGCTGTAATGACCTAGACGAAGATATTCTCGTCTCTGGTAGTCACTTGGTATATGACCCTACTAAGAAAGCGTTTGACCACGTGGAAAACTTGAGCCAAGCAGAGAAAACGGCTATACAATGTGAAGTTTTTACGTGTTTAATTACGTCGAATCATACTATACCCATTGGGAACTGGATATTTCACGATTGGGAAGATAATAATGGCTCACAATCAAAGGGTATATAAAAATATAAAATATAAAATATAAAATATAAAATATAAAAATATAAATACCTAAAGTTAATTACATACTATTATTCTCTCAAGTATTTATACGATATGTCGACAAACTCTCCTAACTATTTTTCCAAAATAAATGATTTGTATAATAAAACAAGTTTTCTCGACAAGTATGGAAAAGATGTATGGATGACTGTCATAATTGCTTTAGTCTTCTTCACAATTACCACATATTTTTATGTTTTAAATAATCTTGAACCGATTAAAGCTGATTGGGAAAATCAAAAGTGTAGCCCCTCCGTCATACCCTTTGCCGGAATAATCAATAAAGGTCCCAATGACACGGCGTTTGACTTTACAGGGAAAAATTTCACACATTGCGTGCAAGGCATCTTAACAAATATAACTGCGTACGCCTTCCAACCGATTTATTACATTATGAATAATTTAACCGGCAATTTTTCGGAAATGATTACGTCCTTGAATTCAATCCGAGGTATGTTCGATAAGATTCGCAATTCTATTAAAGAGTTTTCGGAGGAAACTATGGGCCGCACCCTAAATATTACGATGCCGTTAGTGCAGTTTGTCATTACTATAAAGAATATGGGAGCACAAGTGGTAGGTATCTTGACGGCCTCCTTGTTTACCCTCTTCGGTAGTTTTTTAACACTACAATCGTTGTTTGCTCTAATCCTGCAGTTTATTACTACCATATTAATTGCCTTAGTAGCCTTGATTATAACGTTTTTAATAATATCAGCTATTCCTATTTTTGGTTCGTGGGCTATACCAGTAGCGGCCGGTAATATAGCAATTATGATTGCTATACTTGTACCTACGGTGATGATGCAAATTTTCATGTCTGACGTGCTCTCCCTCTCTTCGGAAAGTCTGCCGTCAATACCGCGATGTTTCTCTGAGCGAACGGTGTTAGACGTGCGGGTCTCGAGTCTGTATATTAAAAAACATATTAATGAGCTGGAGGTCGGGGATGTATTAAAAGACGGGGCTACCGTGACAGCTATTATGAAATTTTCGGCAGACAAAGAAGTATTATATAATCTGCAAGGCATTATAGTGACCGGAAACCACCGAGTTTTCCATAAACATTTAGGCTGGCTTAAAGTTAAAGAGCACCCCGAACGCATACTTTTAACCAATTATACAGAACGCTTTGTCTATTGTTTAGGTACCGATACAAAAACCTTTACGGTGGAGAATAATGTCGGTGAGAAACAAGTCTTTTCCGATTGGGATGATATAGACGAAAAAGTATTAGAGTGTGTGGCACATAAATTACCTCCCCAGCATAAACCGGGAGATATCCATACGTATTTAGACAATGGCTTAGTTGGCTCCGCTCTGGTTAAACTAAAAAATGGTACTTGCGTGGAACTTAAAAACATACAAGTCGAAAATATCTTAGCCGAAGGAGAGAAAGTATTAGGGATTATTAAAATAGAAGCTACAAATTTACATGAATTTTATGAATATATATATCAACATAAAACTGTCCTTGGTTGTAATATAACTGTAGTCAGTACAACTTTAGATAAAACCGAGTTTTGTCAAAACGAAATAGATTTAACTGGAGAGAAATATCTCTACCACTTATTAACCGATACTGGTTATTTTACGGTAAATGGATTAACTATTCATGATTATAATTATGGTATTGATAAGTATCTTTTGTAATTACATATAAATTTTTTTAAAGTTTTTTTATTAAAAGTTTTTTTATTAAAAGTTTTATTATTAAAAGTTTTATTATTAAAAGTTTTATAAAAAATATATTTTTATCTTCAATAGTATTATAGTGAAATGGAAATTAATATTTTAGGACAAAGAATGCGCGTAGAACTTATTATTATTTGTATTTTGATTGGTTGGTTTATTTGTGCCAACGTATTTTGCTCCTGTGCCGGCGGTTTAAAGGAAGGCTTTAGCGCGGCATTAGATTTATCTGGGGCTGCACTAGATTATACTATGGGTACGGGTGTAAAGGGTAGTTGGGATACCCCCCGAAAGGATATTCCGCGCAATATTAATCAACAATTAGAAGGCAACGTCGGTGGACCTATTCCTTTACCCGAAAATGAATTATTTATTTGGCGGGAAAATAAGAGCGACCCCAATTGCTGTCCGGCGGCGTATTCTACCTCGATGGGTTGTATTTGCTCCTCACCCGAGCAAATGAATTATTTGAACGAGCGGGGTGGAAATCGTACGATTGGTTATGGGGATTTTTAAAACACAACCTTTTTGAAAAGGTTGAACCAAAACAATAATCCGTACGGTATGGTATGGTATGATATATATATAATTTTCTACTAGATAAAAATAACCAAACCTTGTTATTTTTATGTTTATGTTATAAAATCCATAAATGTTATAAAATCCATAAATGTTATAAAATCCATAAATGTTATAAAATCCATAAATGTTATAAAATCCATAAATGTTATAAAATTGAATCACTTTATATAATATCCCTATTAAATACACTAAGACAACATGGCTTTTTCCAAGAACCTCCACAATATGTACGTCCAAACAAAACACCAGAATGAAGGCTTCTTATATATTGATACAGTCAGCACCGAGACATTTAAACGCGGGGAAATAAAAGACAGCGACGGGGTAAGTATATGCCCCGGCATTATTGTGCCAATAATTAATCCAATACAGGAAGCAAACCGTGAAAAAGGCGATGAGCATTTAGCCTCTATTGAATCCTTTAAGAATAGGTTTAATCATTTTTATCCTTTGAAAAAAAATAAAAAAATACGCATCTATTGGTTGGGAATACAAGAAGCATTTGTTATCTCCAACGAGTTGCAAATTTATCCCGATAACGACGTGGACTACAATGTGTCTACAGTAAATTTTGATTTGCTCGACAAGACCAAATGTTATTATTGCCTTACCGACCCCGATAAAGGCATCATTTTGACAAATATCGTGGATAAAGCGCACCCCATCTTGGCCAATTCTTATAATATCGACGAAGATTTAGCCTTCGCTCACCACATCACCATTTCTGATTGCACTCACATACCAAATATGCTACTAGAGCGCGATAAATATGAACACGGCATATTATGTGTCTTGCACGACGGACGCCAAGTAGAATTACGAAGTATAGCATATCACTACTATTGCACTTTAGCTAAACCGGATTACATCTCTTCCTATATTTATTATATTATGGCGTTAAACAAACACGCCGAAGGCATGACCTTTGGGGACTACTTTCATAGTCTCCACGACTACATACGCGAGTTTACCGACGCGTATCCCGAATATACACACGTATGCAATACGATGACTACCAAATTGCAGAATTATATAAATACCTTTGAGTTTGAAAATATGACCGAAATGGTTATCACTGTTAATAAACTATTGGAAATGGAACCCGAAGTGATTTTGCAAGTCTTGTATAAATATTAAGACACATATACATACACATACATACATACACACAGTTTAGCCAAAAATACGTTTAGTAGAAATATACATGCCGATAAATATGATAATCATGCCAATATAATCATCGACGGACGTGTTTAATTTGAGCCAGAATTTATTTGACCACAATTGTGCTAAAAAATCGAAGATATACGAACTGAGAGCAATTTGAGCGGGATTTAAGAATAAATTCGCTATTCTATTTGCGGGTATGGCGAACATCCATTGTATCGAAGCCCAGAACTCGGAGATGAGTATTTTCATATATATCGACGCGTCTTTCATACCTGCCGTAGTCTGGGTAAAAAGTGCAAAATCCATAGTTATGCCGGTTAAGATGTTTAATATCACCCAGAGTATGAATAAGTAGACGTAGTTCATATATATACTTTTTTAAAAAAAGTAAAAGTAAAAGGATAAAAGTGTAAAAGTGTAAAAGTGTAAAAGGATATTTTTTACACCTTTTAACATTTAAAACGCCGATTTTATAATTTTATGAAAATATGGAATATTCATTATACTTACCCATATACACATTTTGGACTCGTTGGTCTGATTTAATTTTTTCAATATTATCTCTTAATTCCTCTAACCAATCATATGTATCGTAAAATACATCTTCTTGTAATAAGCGAATAACCGAATATCCATTATCGTTCGCACATTTCATTTTATACACATCATTTTTATGTGTTTCTTCTGGGGATGACCAGTTGGAGACTTGTTCAAAATGCTGTAATCCGTCTAATTCAATAATAATTTTATTCTCTTCCAATACAAAATCAAATGGTAAATAAGTTTTATTCTTACACCATTCTACCTTGAATTGTTGTGTAAGTTGCGGATAATGTTGAAGTAATGTGTCGTATAATTTTTGTTCGGTTTTATTTACGCAATAAGGACACCATGACCCATTACTTGTTGAGTTTAAACCTTGACTAAAATGATGTCCGTTTATACACTTAAACCAATATTTCACGCCCGAACCTTTTAATACATCTATTGGTTTCACTTCATTATTTTTTTCAAAGTTCCAATAGATTGCCTTTTCATATGATGCAAATGAATTTTCAAAACACATTTTACAATTCTCATCACCGCATACTTTTGCCCGAGGAGAACAACAATATGAACACCAATAACCGTAATTAACATTACCCAATATCATTTTAATTTTATGTCCACAATAACAATCAAATATAAATTCTTTATTTGAATTTAAATGAACTTGTCTAGATTTTAACTCATTATCATCACTCCAATAGATTGATTTTTCATGCGATGCAAATGATTTTTCAAAACACATTTTACAATCTGTTTCACATAATTTATGGTGTCCATTACAATATGAACACCATCCATCCATATTTACATTATATAATGCAACATCAAATATATGGTGACAAATATTACAATTAAACCAATATTTTGTATGTGTATGATTAAATACCTGTCTCGGAACAACATAATTATTTTTTTCATAGTTCCAATATATTGCTTTTTCATGTGATGCAAATGATTTTTTAAAACAATTTTTACAATCATCCTTATCGCATAGTTTTTGTTGTGGATTACAACAATATGAACACCAAACTCCTTTATTTGCATTTGCTAGAATTATATCAAAGGTATGACCACAACTACAATCAAAATAATATAGTTTATGTGAATTTTTGAATACTTTTCTTGGCGATAAATTATTTAACTTGCTCCAGAATATTGCTTTTTCGTGTGAAGCAAATGATTTACTTTTACACATTTCACAATTGTCATCATCGCATAATTTTTTAGACGTTTTGCTACAACTCATTTTATAATATTATACTAATTAATGTTTATATTACTATACATTCAATTTTATATTAAAATCGGCGTTTGAAATGTTAAAAGGTGTAAACGTATATATTTTTTAAAACGTATATATATGTTTGACTTAACTAATTCATCGCGTTTTATACAATACCTGGCGTATGGTATTTTATTTATTTTAGGCCAAAGTGCGGCGATGTGGGGGTTATATTCCAATCTACATTTTAAAAACCTATCTATGTGGCAGGCCTATAAAATGGCTATACCTTTTGCTTGGTTGGATTGGGTCTTTATGACTTTGGCAATTAATGTGGGTCATACATATGATTTAGTTACACCCACCCAAGATACTTTTGTGTTGATTTTCGTCCAATTCACTCTTATCTTAATAATAAACCAATTTTATCTTAAACAAACAATTTTCAAAAGTGATGTTATCGCTTTTTTCGTTATTGTAATCGGGTTAAGTATTAGTTTTTTTCATATTATCTCAAAGTTGTTTGGTATTTCAATACACGACGATAAAAAAAATATAGATGAAGGAAAAACCCATGCCTTTACGAAAACCAAAGCGTATGGAGAAGTAAGTCTCCAAAACTAAAACCAAAGCGTATGGAGAAGTAAGTCTCCAAAACTAAAACCAACACCAAACCCAATATAAATAAGTATTTTTATAGTAAATGTGCCATTTTTAGTTTGTTACTTGTGTCTGTGCCTGTGCCTCTGGCTCTTGTACCTGTACCTGTGGCTCTTGCTCTTGTGCCTGTTGCTCTTGCTCTTGTGCCGGTGGCTCTTGCTGTTGCTCTTGTAACCGTACCCGTGCCCGTTCCATATAATATTGATATTGCTGATTTTCTTCTTCTTGTTGTTTTACAATGTCTTCGTATGTAATTACGCCTGATAAGAACGCTTGGATAGTACGCATCATCCAGCCCCAACTGGCCCCAGTATGACTACCATCGTCTAATACCTGTTCCATTTGCGCCTTTATTTGTATTTTTTCGGGTTCTGTTTCTACTGTATACATAAATCCATGGTTGCCATCAAAATTTTTAATATATTCACTAATTGCAGGATAGGACTTTAAGGTATTAATAGCTTCGAGTACTTGATTTAAAGACATTCTTGAGTGTATTTGACGTGTTATATCAATAACATATAATAATACTTCTATTTCAATTTTAAATTGAAATAGAGATTAAATATAATAATATATTATATTCTTAAAAAACATGACCTTAATCAAAAATAAAACTGTAGATATGCCTCAGCCAATACTTGTGGCCGTGCCAATTATTCTGCCCGAGCCAATGGTTAGGCCCGAGCCAATACTTGTGGTCGAGCCAATACTTGTACCCAAGACCACAATTTTACGTACAGCAAAATATATTATTACCAAACAGCCAAAGAAGAGTAATCCTACGCTTGAGAATAAAATCATTACGACGCTAACAAAAATACTGTGTTGTGCGTGCTATAGATTACCAATTATAGATGCGCGCTGTTGCGGAGTCTGTTATTTTTGCTGTCCTGTAAAACCCGACGCGCATCAATGTAATGTTTGTCCTAATACGTTTGACGTTTATTGGAATTCGGGCTATGTTCAAACCGAAGCCGGTTATGGTCCGCCTCAGCCTAACGGGTTTTGTTGCTGGTTATGTTTTCCTTTAAAAATTACACTATTCTTTCCATGTTGTTTGGGCGCAATATGCAATAATTGTATAAACTATATGAGAGATACCGAATTGAATTATTTATTTTAACACACACTTTTTAAGAACACTTTTTAGGAAAAAGTGAGCAAAAAGACACACTATTGTTCTTCATTTTTATTAGGTTCGTACTCAGCAATAAGCATTTTCATTTGATACGTTAAATTTTTAAACGTATCGTCTTCTTGAACTAGAGGGTCTTGTAAAAATATATCTATTTGGGTTTTTAACGAATTGCGTATTTTTGGTTCGATTAAAGTAACCGGGTTTGTAAGTATAAATTCAAACAGACGTTTTAAACCAGCAATACGTTGCTCTGGGGTTCCTTGTACTCTAATATTTTCTACTAATCGGGTATATTCGTCCATGTTCTCACGGTCTAACCCATTAACGTCTAAACGTTCTCTACCACCGTGTGATTTCCGTCTCAGTTTGCTTTTCCGGGTCAACTTGCTCCTGCTTTTCAGGGTCAGCTTGCCTCTGCTTTTCCGCATCATTTTAGTTTTCCGCATCATTTTAGTTTTCCGCATCATTTTACTTTTACGCATTATAATATATTTATATATAAAAAATTTAATATTCTAATATATAAATAACTTTTTAACCGTACTTTTTCTAATAATAAAAAAAGTGTTTTTGCTCACTTTTTCTTAAAAAGTGTTTTTTGCTCACTTTTTCTTAAAAAGTGTTTTTTGCTCACTTTTTCTTAAAAAGTGTTTTTTGCTCACTTTTTCCTAAAAAGTGTTTCCTAAAAAGTGTTTCTTAAAAAGTGTTTCCTAAAAATGTTTGTATAATATCGCGTTTTTTTTCTTGTATGTTACAAATATGTTGGTCAAGCGTGATAGCGTCCGCTTCCTCATTAGTAAAACCTGTCATCAAGAAATGAAAGACGGTTACTTCCTCCGTTTGACCGAGGCGGTGGCAACGTGCTATTGCTTGGTCTTCAACAGCAGGGTTCCAATGAGGGCTAACAATATAAATTTCCTTATAAGCTTGCAAATTTAGACCTTCGTTCGTAGCTTCGATTTGCCCAATCAAAACTTCACAAGGTTCTAAGAGAATTTGTGTACGGTCTTTTTTACTTGTGCGCCCATCAAATTTTTTCACATTCATGGCTTGGTGCATAAACACCTCATACAATGTATCGATTTCCTTATGAAAATAACAGAAGACTAGTTTGGGCTTGCCATTATTCTTTCGAGCTAGAATAGTTTTAATCACACTATCTAATTTACTAGAATGATTGCAAAGCTCCTGTTTTTTAATACTGTGAATGGTCGGGTCCGCTTTGACGGACAGGTCCGCTTTGATGGTCGGGTCCGCTTTGACGGACAGGTCCGACTCGTCCAAAATAAACCTAAATTTTTTCTTTGTTGTGTTTTTAAATAATGAGGGCAGTACGCATATTTTTTTAGCATTAGCCAAGTCAGTAAAGTAACCGTCTGGTCCACTTAGTATATCATTTTGAGTCAACTGACTAAAGGCCAATTTTGAATGAATTTTCTTCGCCAAATTTTGCTCTTTCGTATATTTCCACGGTACAGACACGATAGCGGAATGACACGCAGGTAATTTTAATCCAGCTTCTTCCTTCGTACGGCGTAATATATATTCTGCTATAAGCGTAGTTATATTTGCCTTTAGAGAGGCCTGAGAATTAAACCCCAAAATCGCAAATAGGTTATATAAATCCTGTTCACTATTTTGGATAGGGGTACCCGTCATGAGCCAAGTAATCTCTGTCCTCAGTCGTAAAGCGCCCAGGTGCACAGCGGTTTTTTTATTGCGCAAATGGTGTGCTTCATCATAGACTATCCGATTCCATTGGATAGTATATAATAGGGAAAGTTCCTCCTCTTCCGGCTCTTCCGGGTCGGGATAACGTTCATTGAGCAACCCGTACGTGGTTACGACGATGGGGTGTTGTAAGACTTGCTCTCTGGTTAAACGCTTTCGTTTTGGTCCATGATAAATTAATGGTTCATGATGAAATAACGTTGTAATTATATTCCTCCATTGCTCAAGCAAACTATACGGTAACACAATCAATGTATGAGGTAGGGGGTTACTGTAGATTGTGCCAAGCATTTCAATAGTTTTGCCTAAGCCCATTTCATCGGCATTAATGCCACCTTTCGGCCCTGTTTCAGCCTTTTCTCTCTGTAAACACCATTCGACGGCGATTTTTTGGTGTGGGGCATGTTGTAAGTTGTTTTTGTCGAGCCATTCTTCAAAGTTTCGGTCCATGTTGTAAATTTGTTATGTTGCGATTTGCTATTTGCGATATGCGATTTGCGATTTGCGTTTTGCGTTTTGCGTTTTGAGTATTGTTTTACATGTATAAATACAACTTTAAAGAAAAAACTTTTTAAAATCAATTTTTTCATTTCTCTCAATATTTTTTATAATTTTTATCTTTATTTTTATAATTTTTATCTTTATTTTTATAATGTTTATCTTTTTTTTATAATTTTTAACTTTATTTTTTTAATCTTTATTTTTTTATGTTGTAAAACTCGTTATACTAATTATAACGAGTTAGACTGGTTTCAAAACGCTTGAAGTCAGCGGTCAAATCTTCAATTTTTTTCTCCAATCTATCCAACCGGATAGCGTGATTGTCACCTTGGCGGGTTGTTACCCATATAGTTTCATTATATGGGTCTTTAATCTTGTTCACTTCGGGTACTTTAGAACCAAACAAATGGGCGTTAGCACGGTGCAACGTCTCTTCTTGTGTGTGCTGATTATATAATCCACCGTGTAATTGATATATTGCCTGGATAGCCCGTTCCAATTTTCCAGCTTGTTCTGCAATAATGTTGCGTAAATCCTCGTTATCCTCTTGTAAGTTCTTGATAATTTCTTGCATGCGAATGACCATTTCCGAATCCATAATGCTTGCGGTTGTTTTGAGTGTGTAATACTATCTACTATTACATAGATTTGTATTTCAATTTTAAAATAATGGACCATTTTTTAGAAATTTTTTTATTTTTTCATACATGCGTATTTATGTGTTGCACTCCAATGAATGCTTTGACATTTTTTAGAACAATATCTAACTTTCCCACCACACGTACCGCCACAACACTTGCTTTTACAAGCTATGCCACAGTTATCACAGGCCGGCGGCTCGGGGGCGTGTGTACTTAACCTTACTTGGGCTTCCACGAATTTCATAGCGGCTTTCCAACCTTGTTTCCAACCATCTTTAAATTCGTAGTTACAACCGTGACAACCAAATATTTTTGGAGGCTCCTGGACTTGCGATACATAGGCTTGCGATACATAGGCTTGCGATACATAGGCTTGCGATGCATAAGCTTCCTCGTCTTCTGTACTGTCGTCTTCTGTACTGTCGGAATATGTACTGTCGGAATCTGTATCACTACCCAACTCCGCTACGTCCGGTACATAATTGGGGTCGTTTTTATAATCGTCTTCGTCTGCATTGCTGTCTTCGTCTGCATTGCTGTCTTCGTCTGCATTGCTGTCTTCGGCATCTGTATCACTGCCTAATTCTGCCACATCAGGTACATAATCTGGGTCGCTATTATAGTCGTCTATATCTTCGACCTGATTTTCAAAATCTCGTTTATCAATATCTTGTACTAATCCCGGTTGTATTGTGTCTGGCACATTTAAATTGCCTAGATGAGTGGCCAGGGCGTGCGAAGCGGCTTGGGCATACGAAGTGGCCTGGGCGTGCGAAGCGGCTTGGGCATACGAAGTGGCCTGGGCGTGCGAAGTATGGTTAGTTTGTGTGGTATCCATTTTGATTTCTGTGTTTTGCTCTAGAACTTTTTCTAAAATCTATTTCAATTTTACAATTGAAAAATGAGATTTTTCCAACTTTCTGCTACATCTCCATGATAGAAAAACCACATAGGTAGTTATTTTATGCTCTGCGTTATTTTTTTAGCACTTTTTTCAAAATTTTCAATTCCAGGTTTGTCGATTAGTTTTTCATTTTGGACATTTATAAATGTCCAATTCCTAAAATAGGCTATTAATATAGGAATACTTTTTTTAAAAAAACGTATTTTACTAGAAGATGATCTTATTTTTATAATTTAGAGAAACAAATTGTGACGATAAGATTTTTTGTAATTTTTACATATTTTAGTAAAAAAACGGTGTAAAACATTTTTTTATCTTATAATATTTTTAAGATTATTTTAAGATTATTTTAAGATAAAGATTATATTATATTATATTATATATTAATATGCCTAAGACAGACATAGACTACTCCAATACCATCATTTATAAAATAACATGCAAAGACCCGAATATTACTCATGTATATGTAGGTCATACCACGAATTTTGTCCAACGCAAACACACACATAAACATAATTGTATAAATACGAATTATGCCAATTATGGGTTGAAACTGTACGAGGTCATAAGAGCACATGGCGGTTGGTTAAATTGGAAAATGGAGATTATTAACTGCTATGATTGTAAAAACCATTATGAAGCTAGAAAAAAAGAACAAGAATATTTTATTTCTCTGAACGCAACCCTGAATAGTATTGAGTCCTTACCTAAACCGAAACCCATAGTGCTAAAAGAAAAAAAAAATAAAACAATATTGTTCTGTGCTACTTGTAATATACAGTTTACCAACAGTAAACTATTAGAAAACCATAATAAAAGAAAAAAACATCTTAAAAATATAGGGTCTATTTTATCTGTTACATCCGTGTTACATAAAAATTCTTCAAAAAACAATCATTGTGATTTATGTGATTATACATGCAGTACAAAAAGTGAATTAGATACACATTTTTTAACCGACAAACATAAATGTAACAATTTATGTAACAAAAGTAACAAAGAAATCTCAAATAAAATAGTAAACGAGTATTCTTGTACTATATGTAGTAAGATATACAAGTCTCGAGTAGGTATATGGCGACATAAAAAAACTTGCGTGGAATACCCACACACTTTAGAACACAACACCTTAGAACAAGAAACTATAACACCACACATACTTGATTCCTCCTCGAGTGAAATAAAAGTGTTAACAAATTTAGTACTAGAAATTGTAAAAAGTAATACGGAGTTGCAAAAACAGCAAAATGAATTACAGAAACAAAATAATGACCTACAACAACAAGTGTTAGAAGTCTGTAAAAAAAATAATACCACAAATAATCATATTAATTCACATAATAAAACTTTCAATCTACAGTTCTTCTTAAACGAACAATGCAAGGATGCAATGAATATTAGTGATTTTGCCAATTCTTTTGACCTGCAACTATCGGACTTGGAAAGTGTTGGCGAACTTGGTTATGTAGAAGGGATTACAAAAATTATGATTGATAAACTTAATAGTATGGATATTTATAAACGACCGATTCATTGTAGCGATGCCAAGAGAGAAATTATTTATGTAAAAGACGATAACAAATGGGAAAAGGAAGAGAAAAATAATCCGAAACTGCGGTATACCATTAAAACCATCTCCTTCCGTAATATGAAACTAGCTGCGTTGTGGAGTGATACCTATCCGGAAAGCAAAGATGGCGAATCACTTCTTAATGATACTTATTTGAAAATAATTAAAGAATCGACCGGTGGGAACGGAGAATTATCGATTAGCGAAGATAAAATAATCCGACGGATTGCCAAAGAAATTCTAATTGAAAAATAAATGGTTGGTTCATATTTAGAGAGAAAGTGATTTATTTATTAATTTTCTCTCTAATTATATAAATGGATTCCAGATTAGAACCAATAGAAGAAGAAGAAACTGGTTTTTATAAAGCCCAAGCCCCCCTTGAACATTGGTATGGTTCTCCTCCAGAGTCTTATAACGGTAATAACAAATTATTTTCTTTACAAGAATTAGCACTTACGAGAGATGCAGAGGGAAACCAATATATCGGGATTAAACGTATCCTAACAGATTCACGTGGCTTATATGAAGGTAATAAATATAGTAAGGCAGTTATAAGCACAATAAAACAAAACAATTCCAAAATCATGAAAACAGTATCCAGACGATATGGTGGTAAAACGAAAAAGCATAGGCGAAGCCATACACGTCGACATAAACGTCGTAATACACGTCGTCGTAATACACGTAGACGTAGTACACGTCGACGTAATTAGTATAAACGCAGTAATACATAAACGGAGTAATACATAAACGCAGTAATACATAAACGCAGTAATACATAAACGCAGTAATACATAAACGCAGTTATTAGTATAAACGCAGTAATACATAAACACAGTAATACATAAACGTAGTAATACATAAACGCAGTAATACATAAACGCAGTAATACATAAACGCAGTAATACATAAACGCAGTAATACATAAACGCAGTAATACATAAACGTAGTTATTAGTATAAACGCAGTAATACATAAACGTAGTTATTAGTATAAACGCAGTAATACATAAACGTAGTTATTAGTATAAACGGAGTAATACATAAACGCAGTAATACATAAACGTAGTAATACATAAACGCAGTAATACATAAACGCAGTAATACATAAACGCAGTAATACATAAACCAACCAATTTTTTATTTATCAATATATAATAAATGAAAAATATTACATTCCCCCTTAGATATTTACCCAAAACATTAAACTCAAAAGATAAAAACAGACAAATTAAAATGTTAGTAAAATCCCAAAACCTCTATAAACAACAGCAGTACTATACTCGGAAAAGGTTACCGTCTTTTACTTCCAAAAAATCCAATCATATTGTCAACGCGCAGAGAATATATAAAATACCAAATATCACGCCGAATATCACCTTAGCTCATAAAACGGGGTGTAAACTCTCCGCCCTAAAACAAATTGTTAAAAAAGGCGAAGGTGCGTACTATTCTTCGGGTTCTAGACCAAACCAAACAGCCAAATCGTGGGGCTTAGGCCGTTTAGCTAGTGCATTGACCGCAGGTAAAGCCGCCGCGGTGGATTATGAAATAATTAACAAAGGTTGTAGTCACAACAAAAAAGCTTTTCTTTTAGCAAAAACCGCGAGGAAAAAATATAAATTTGGACACAGAAAAACAAAGAAGGTTACCACACTTTTAGGAAAAGTGTAGCAAAAAAACAACACTTTTTATACATTCTTTTATACACTTTTTAATACACTCTTTTATACACTTTTCATAAAAGTGTTTTGCTACACTTTTCCTAAAAGTGTTGTTTTGCTACACTTTTCCTAAAAGTGTTTTGCTACACTTTTCCTAAAAGTGTACTTTTAGGAATACATATTCATCCATGACCCCGTTTCCTTATTCTTTTTAATCAATTTATCTACAATCTTCGGCGTAATCGTAATAGGAAATTCCACTGTAATATCCATATCTCCTTCAAACAAATTTGTCCCTGGTTTCATCAAGCGGTAAAGATTCAGCTTTGTATGAATTATTTCCAAGCACCGTTTTAAATTACGCACCCCATCTTCTTTATGCGTATGCGTATTAATAATATGTTCTATAGTTTCTTCCGGTAAAATAATTTCCTCAGGATTAAACCGCACTTGTTCCCGAATCGTCGGCAGTAAATAATCTTTGGCAATAATTGCTTTCTGAGGCAGTTCATAACCTTTTGTCATAATGCAATGCATTCTATCTAACAATATTTTATTCACTTTACTCCGGTCATTATAACTGAAGAAGAAGACACACCGGCTCAAGTCGAAATCAAACTCCGCAAAATATTTATCATGGAACTTACTATTTTGCGAAGTATCTGTCAAGTGTGTTAAAATCCCCACGATTTCATCACCTTTCGGGGTATCACTGATTTTGTCCAATTCATCAAAATAGATAATCGGGTTCATGCTTTGGCATTGGATTAATTTTTTCACCAGTAAACCACAACTAGAACCTTCATAAGTATACGAATGTCCTTCGAGACAACTACTGTCGGTAGCTCCGCCCAGCGGAATGAAGACAAATTCACGGTTCAAAATTTTACTAATACCTTCTTTCACTAAGGTTGTTTTCCCCGTGCCTGGTGGGCCTTCGATAGCTACTGCATTTCCAATGGCGTCAGGATTGGTAATCCATTGTCCCACCATTTGCATGACTTGTAATTTCACGTCGTTTAATCCATATACAGCGGTATCGAGGGTTTTTTTGGCCGCCGCCATAAAGTCGTGACATTTATCTATACCATCTTCAATCCGCACGGGTAAATAATTGATTTTGTTAAAAGGAATTCGCATAAAGTCATCTACCCAGTGTTTAATTTTATTATATTCACTGCAACCAGGCTCCATATTTTTCAGACTTGATAACTTATTGTAGGCTGAGGCTTTGAAACGAGGAGGAATATCGGCTTCCAATAAAGTTAACCGATAAGGTTTGGCAATATCGACGATAGCTTTGATTTCTTCCATTTGTTTTAGAACGACGGCTTGTTCAGCGAGAGACATATTGTCTTGAAAATAATTCATATCATTCATAACGTTTTTTTGTTGTAATAGTTCTCTAAATTTTAAAGAATTTTTGAATCTTAATTTCTTGCAATTACTGGCGTGTTCTTTGAAAGTGTTATTATGCTTGAATGTATTTGAAACTGTTTTATTACCTGTACCTTTTTTATTTCCTGTACCTGCTTTGCCTGTACCTGCTTTGCCTGTACCTGCTTTGCCTGTGCCTGTACCTGCTTTGCCTGTGCCTGTACCTGCACCTGCTTTGCCTGTACCTGCTTTATCTGTGCCTGCTTTATCTGTGATAACTAAACCGACGTTTTCTGAAACTAAACCGACGTTTTCTGAAACTAAACTTGCACTAGTGTCAAGGTTGTCTAACTCAGCATCGGTATTTTTCTCATTATAATCGTCTGCGTCTGCATCGGCAACTACCTCTTCATCATGACTCGCGTCTTCATCATGACTCGCGTCTTCATCATCGCACACGTATTCCTCATCACTCGCGTCTTCCATCTCCACATCATAATCAGGGTCGTCCGAGGAATGATATGATTCATAATCATCCATATCTTTAGGTTTACTATTAGGCTGAGGACCAATCGTGAAAATAATATTGAAATTTCTCATTTTACTAGGACTAACCACTTCTTCCTCAACCTTATATTTATTTTTAGGCACATTATTTTTCGCTAGGCGAATTTTATTCGGTCCTGTTAATAATTCAGAACTAAAGGCCACGTCTCGACTAGGGGTCACGTCTCGACTAGAGGCCACGTCTCGACTAGGGGTCACGTCTCGACTAGAGGCCACGTCTCGACTAGAGGCCACGTTTCGACTAGAGGCCACGTCTCGACTAGAGGCCACGTCTCGACTAGTTCTATTGCGTGTAGCTTTATCGCTACTAGCTCTATTGCGCGTATATTTTGAAGGAAATAATTCTGCTAGCAAGGTTTTAAACCCTTGCGGAGTTTGTTTATCTGTATCTTGTACAATAAAATCTTCATCACTTTCGGATAATATATCGTCTTCATCTAAAGACATTTCTGTATCTTCGTCGTCATCATAATCATAATCATAATCATAATCATAATCATCGTCGGAAGATTCGGGTTGCTTATATGTAAATTGTTTTGCATTTTTTCGTGTGTTTGCACCTTTATTCTGCGCCATATAACTACTTCTAGTAATGGGACCGCCGATTTGCGCCAGTCCTTTAGACCGGGTATTGTATGCATGGACATTCATGTTGGAATCAATTGACATTCTCTGATTATATATATATCATAATAGAGTTAAATTTTATATCAATTTTCTATTTAATATTAATTATTAAAATTGAATTAAAACAATCTAAATATTATTATGTTAATATAAGAAGTACCATGGCTCAAAACACAAAAGGTATCATGCAAAAGAAAACGGCTTCGAAGATTATTGGTATCCAATTTAGTATTCTCTCTGATGAAGAAAAGCGGAAAGCTTCCATGGCCGAAATCACCAGTCGTGATACATATGTGAATAATAAACCTGTCATTGGGGGCTTATGTGACCCGCGTATGGGTGTCCAAGACGCCGGGTTCATTTGTCCGTCGGACGGTTTAGACCACATACAAACACCCGGTTATTTCGGTCACATTGAATTAGCAAAACCCATATTCTATATCCAATATCTGAGCACTATTATGAAACTATTACGGTGCATATGTATCAAATGTAGTAAATTATTAATCAGCAAAACCAAATACGTCCATATTACGGAGATGACGGCGGAAGACCGGTGGCAGTTTGTCTTTCCCATCGCCAGTAAAATTAAACGATGTGGCGAAGATACAGGCGACGGCTGTGGGTGTAAGCAACCCAAGAAGATTAGCAAAGAAGGCTTAGCGACGTTAAATGCCGAATGGGACAACATTGATGGTTTAACCGGCGATGATTCGGCGCGTCTCAATATGAATTTAACACCCGAAATGGTGATGAAACTCTTCCGTCGCATTACTGATGAAGACGTGACTTTTATGGGGTTTAGTCCTCTCTGGTCGCGACCCGAGAATATGGTCTGCCAGGTTTTAGCAGTACCACCGCCAGCAGTGCGACCGTCGGTGAAAGTGGATTCCCAACAGCGGAGCGAAGATGATATTACTCACATCTTAGTGAATATTGTGAAAACGAATAAAACCTTGCAGGAGAAAATCCAGGCTAACGCCAGTGCAAATGTAATAAATGATTGGACGACCGTCTTGCAATATTACGTGGCTACTTTAGTGGATAATAAAATACCTGGAGTGGCTTCGGTAGCCCAGCGGTCGGGGCGTCCCCTCAAATCGATTAAGGAACGTTTAAACGGAAAACACGGGCGGGTGAGAGGAAATTTAATGGGAAAACGGGTAGATTATAGTGCTCGCTCGGTTATTACACCCGACCCAAATATCGGTATCGAAGAATTAGGCGTACCGTTGAAAATCGCTCAAAATATCACCAAGCCGGTAATTGTAAATAAACGCAATCGCCTCTTCCTACAAAAGCTGGTGCAAAATGGCCCCGACGAATATCCGGGGGCGAAAATTCTAGAAAAGAAAAACGGCGATAATATCTCCTTACGCTATGTCGACCGCAAATCGATTAAGCTGGAATTTGGTGATATCGTACACCGTCATATGATGGATGGAGATGCAATCCTCTTCAACCGCCAACCCACATTACACAGAATGTCAATGATGTGTCATATTGTCCGCGTGATGCTCGTAGGGGATACTTTTAAGATGAATGTCTCAGTGACTAAACCTTACAATGCTGATTTTGATAAACTTATTCTCTGTCAAAAACAGGAGGCGTGAAAAGCGTGCAACCTCCTAGTCAATTGATTCTTTAAAACAACTTAAACATACAATATTTATATATAGTAATGGAACCATCAAAACAAACAAAACTGTCAAAAACTATTTTAGATGACCCAGCCGAAAGATATTGCGAAATTTATAAAATAACTAATCTTACTACTGGTAATATATATGTAGGACAAGCCGTGTCTCATATATTAAACCACAAAAGATATAGACCCTATGGACATGAAGGAAGATTTAGATGTCATGTGTCAGAAGCCTTTTCAACAAAGAAAAATCAATCACATTATTTGAATAACGCCATAAGAAAATATGGTGTGTCGGATTTTGTGGTAGAGTTGATTGAGTATTGTGAAATTGAAGAAGCCAACGATAAAGAAATACATTACATTAAACACTATAACAGTTTATTTCCTCATGGTTATAATCTAAAAAATGGTGGAAGTGTATTTACTCACAGCGACGAGAGTAAAAAACGTGTTTCAAATGGCGTTAAACGTTATTTTAAAGATAAAAAATTTGAAAGGTTTAGTACTATAACACAAATAGATTATGATATCGAAAAGTATATTAAACCTTTAAATAGAAATAAAGAGCAATATGGTTGGTATGTCTATATAGAAAAAAAGAAAGCAGATTTTGGTGGTGTCCATATTTCCTTAGATGAAAGTAAAGAAGAAGCTAAGGATTTTATTATATATATAAAGAATCAATTGGCGAAACGCCTTGCAGCGGGAAACCCCTTAGAGCCCTAACTACCACCCTTTATGAGAAATTATAAAGGGGAACACGGTTAATAGCCGTACCCAATGGTAACAATGTTAGGGATTGGGCAATCCGCAGTGCGACTACCTAAATCCGCTAAGATAGGATATGGTAGCCCTTCAACGACTGAACGGGTGTTGGTGAACAATGAAGGTCTAATCAACCAGAGTTTGCTTAAGATACAGTCTGGCCCTTAGTGAAAGCTAGGGGGTATTCATCGGGAGATGAAATGAATTTACACATGCCACAAGACCCGGAAAGTGAAGCCGAATTGCGAAATTTGGCGGCAGTGACTTGGCAATTAGTTAGCCCAGCAAATAATAAATCTATCGTGGGTATTTTCCAGGATTCGCTATTGGGAGCGTATCGTTTTACCCGCCAAAACATTACTTTTACACCTCGTGAGGCGATGAATTTATTGATGCGTTACGATAAAGTCGACGTGTCCAAATTACCTAAAAAACAAATAAGCAATTTTAATATCCTAAGTCAAATCATGCCCCCCATGACGGTGAAACACAAAACCGGGCGGTTTGACGACAAAGAAGATTATAAAACCTCCAATAACGTCTTGGAAATAAACAACGGCGAATACGTCCGTGGACAAATGGGTAAAGATATTTTTGGCGACGGCAGTAGTGGTCTTATTCAACGGATTGCGAATGACTTTGGCAATAAAGAAGCCACCGGTTTTATTGATAGCGTGCAAAATATTGTCACAGAGTATATGAAAGGCAGTGCCTTTAGCGTAGGCATTAGTGACTTGATTGCCGACAAAAAAACCAACGACGAAATTGTCAAAGCCATTACAAGCAAAAAAAATGACGTGAAGAATTTAATCGACCAGGTGCACCTCGGCATCTTTGATAACAAAACCGGTAAATCCAACGAGGTCGAGTTTGAAACGCAGGTGAATAATATTCTCAGTCGAGCCGTGAATGACGCCGGCAAAATCGGCAAGAAGAGTTTAGACAAGGATAATCGTTTCGTGATTATGGTCAACGCAGGGTCCAAGGGTGGCGACTTGAATATTTCGCAGATGATTTCTTGCGTCGGCCAACAAAATGTCGACAATAAGCGCATTCCTTATGGGTTTGAAAACCGCACGTTACCCCATTTCACCAAGTTCGACGATTCACCCTTAGCTCGCGGGTTTGTCGAGAATTCCTTTATCTCGGGTCTAACCCCGGAAGAACTCTTCTTCCACGCCATGGGTGGTCGTATCGGTATTATTGATACCGCCGTGAAAACCTCCCAAACGGGTTATATCCAACGGCGTTTAATTAAAGGGCTCGAAGACCTGAAAGTCGAATATGATATGACGGTCCGCAATAACCAAAATAAAATAATCCAATACAGTTATGGCGAAGACGGGTTTGACACGGTCAAGGTGGAGAAACAAATGTTGCCCCTGGCCCAAATGACTTTGGAAGAAATTTACGCCCACTTTCAAATGCCCCTCGACGACAGTAAACAAAACGACGTGTTTACGACGGCTTATACCAAACCCACTGTGAAGCGGTTAAAAAAACAAAGTGTCGAATTGGCGACCAAATGCAAATACATGATTGTATTGATGATTCAAGTCCGCGAAGATATACTGAAGAATGTCTTTGGCAATAAAGACAATAAAGTCGTGCAAATACCCGTGGCGTTTAGCTACATTATTAATAATATTAAAGGCCAACAATATATTAACGTGAATTCCATGGTCGATATCACGCCTCTAGAAGCCTACGAAATCATCGATAACGGTTTTAATACCATTAAACAGATTCATTATGTCCCTCCCACGGCTTTATTCAAAGCCTTGTATTACTATTACCTCAACCCGAAAGACCTCTTGATGGTAAAACGGTTTAATAAAAAAGCACTGGTTATTCTCATTGACACCGTGGTCTTGATGTATAAGAAAGCCATCGTGGCTCCCGGAGAAATGGTGGGCATGATTGCCGCCCAGTCTATCGGTGAACCGACGACCCAGATGACATTGAATACCTTCCATTTTGCCGGGGTAGCCAGTAAATCCAACGTTACCCGCGGTTTACCGCGAATTGAAGAAATATTGTCTTTATCGGAGAATACGAAAAATCCCTCCTGTACGGTATATCTGTTTCCAAATGAAGTACAAGACCAAGAGAACGCCAAAAAACTCATGCATAAATTAGAACACACTAAGCTAAGTTCTATCGTCGAAACGGTGAAAATCTGTTTTGACCCCGATGACCTGCATACCTTAATTGAAGAAGATAAGGAAATTATGGAGCAATATAAAGAGTTTGAAGCGATGGTCGACGAATGTAATGGAGAACAAGAAACCGAGACCCAGACCGATAACGAAAATAAATCCAACGATAATAAATCCAACGATAATAAATCCAAATGGATTATTCGCATGACCTTTAACGTCGAAGAAATGTTGGACCGCAACTTGACGATGGATGACGTGCATTTCGCCATTAAAAACGCTTACCGCGACCAAGTCTCGTGTGTCTTCTCGGATTATAACAGCGAGAAATTGGTGTTTCGCTTACGCTTAAATAACTTTATGAACTCTAAGAAGAAGGGTGTGGTCAAACAAAATCCACTGGACCAGTCGGACGAAATCTATTTACTGAAAATGTTTCAAAATGCGCTGTTGGATAATTTAGTTTTACGGGGTATTACCCATATCGGCAAAGTTATCCCGCGTAAAATTATCGACAGCTTAGTACCCGTGGACGGTAATTATGTTAAAAAAGAAACGTGGGTGGTAGATACGGTAGGCACAAATCTTATGGGTTTATTATCGCTCGATTATATTGATACGAAGCGGACCTATACCACTGATATTCAAGAAATTTATCGCGTGATGGGAGTAGAAGCGGCACGCCAATCCATTCTCAATGAGATTACTGAAGTGATTGAATTCGATAGTACGTATATTAATTATCACCACCTCAGCGTCTTGTGTGACCGGATGACGTGTAACGATAAACTCGTCTCTATCTTTCGCCACGGGATTAACAGCGACGATATTGGACCGATAGCGAAAGCTTCTTTTGAAGAAACTCCGGAGATGTTCTTGAAGGCCGCCAGACACGGTATCTTGGACACGATGCGGGGCGTCTCGGCCAATGTCATGTGCGGACAAGAAGGATATTTCGGTACGAGTGCCTTTCAGGTAATGCTGGACTTGGATAAGATTACGCAAATCACGGCCGAAGAATTTGTCGAAGAAGATGATACAAAGTTTATCGACGAACATTTTGAAGGCATGAAACAGAGTGAAGAAGGCGTCTGCTCGCTGGAGAACCTGGCGATTAGTAGTAACGCGGCCAACATCCAGCCGACGGATATGGGGGGCGATAATGGATATGAATTGGGGTTTTAGAGTACTGTAGTTGGGAGGCGATATGACGTAACATAAATAATATTTTATAAAAATAAAAATAAAAAAATAAAAAATATAAAATTATTATTTTATATTTTTTCATAAAATGTACCCAGTATTAGAATAATTAATATGTATAATTTACATAGTCTTTCACTTCAAAAATGGTAGAATTATACAGAGTATTTATTTGTCTTTTAAGGTCAGCTCTCTCGTCATTCGTATAATATACGGCCCGAGCTAATGTTATAAATTCATTATCAAACGCTTTCTCAGTTTCTTTTATACGTAATTTGTCTTCGATATCCCATAATTTTTCATTTACTTCTTTAAGTTGTATAAATAAATTATCTTTATTATATGCATACTTGTCAATATATTCTTGCAAATATTTAATTTCTGACCAAACTAGCGCATTTTTTTGCACATCAACGATTTTCTCATATTTTATCAATAAAATAGAATATTTATCCCATAATTCTCCAATAGAAACCGGTATATTTATAGACATGTATATCTATATAAATATGTGTATATATATGTATCTATATAGTTATGAACGCATATTTAGTTAGTCATAATGGCATGGGCGATAATTTATTTATGATTGGAGCCCTACGTTTTTTACTTAAATTTTATGAAAAAATATATTTTTTATGTAAAAGTAAATATTATCCAAATGTTAAATTATTCTTTATTGACACCCCACATATAATTTGTGTACCGTTTAATGAATATAAAGAAACACAAGAAATCAAACACATTATTAATGAAAATTATGCGTCGAATGATATATTTATATGTGGGTTTTGTCATACATCATATTTACAAAGTAAGATTACACATCCTGAACTAGTAAATTATACCCATATAAATAAAAACTATACTATAGATTTTGATACCTTAACTACTGAAAACTACAATTTTATATCTTTTTTTTATAGAGTTATTAATTTGAACTTGACATATTTTTATGAATATTTTTATATACCCGTCACGGATGAATCGAAATATTTATATAAGACAGTAAAGGACTATTATATTGTATTTATACAACTTAAATCTTCTGATGGTAAAGAGCTTAATATAACAAATTTGTTAAAAAAATATTTATACGATGAAAACACAATACTGTTGTGTAATGATAAAAATCTATATGATATAACAGATAAAACCTCCGTTATAGAAAAAAAATATAATATATGCAAGAGTTTTATGTATAATAAATTAATTCATTACAAGGATACTATACAAAATAGTGACGAAATTTATATAATTGATTCATGTTTTATAGGTATCGTTTTACCCTATTTAAAAACAAATCAATTGAAAGCGAATAAGGTGAGAATTATTCGGAGAGATATAGCGAATGCAATAGAATTATGATATAATAATAAATATATGATATAATAATATATGATATTTACAAAAGACGATATTATAACTACAGATAAATTTTACAATAGTTTTAAAAATATATATTTTAAAACGGATGCAATAGTGTATAATTCTTCAATTAACTGGCGCGGTATACATGTATTCACACCGACAAAGAATATGGACGTAATAATAAGCGGACATTCGGATTTTGAAATAAATGATGTACACGTTGAATTATTTTCCCCCAAAACATGGTATACAGTCAATAAACAAACACATAATAATAATGTTATTTCAATTCCCTTAGGCATAACAAATAATACCAATGAAAGCTATATACATCCTATCTACGGAGACTTAGATTCTATGATTGATGTCATGGCTCAACCTATAGAGAAAACGAAATTAGTATACATGAATTTTAATATTGGCACTTTTCCACAAGAAAGACAACTGGTATGGGATTTATTTAAAACACGGAATTATGTTACAATAGGAAAAATAGTAAATACTATTGAGGGCAGAAAAAATTTTCTCAAAGATATAAAAGCTCATCATTTTGTCTTGTGTCCCCGTGGAAATGGCATAGATACCCATAGATTATGGGAAACGCTTTATATGGGTAGTATCCCTATTGTAAAAAGAAATATTGCATACGCGGAATTTTATGATTTGCCAATCTGTTTTATTGATGACTGGACTGAGCTAAATGAAGAATTTTTAGAAAGGGAAAAAAACAGAATAAATAATAATAATTATTGTTTAGATAAACTCAAAATAAGTTATTGGATAGATAGAATAAATAAATCTATTGAACATGCGAAAAATAATTGAACACTCAAAAAATAATTAAACCATTTTTAATTGAGTTTATCTTAACAATTCTTCAATGATTTTTTCTGAACATTGTTAATTCATTATTTTTACTACCATAAAGATTGGCATATTCGCATGTTAATATAGAAAAATTCTCATTCAAGCCTTCGTAATATAATTTTTTCATAGTTAGAATACATAAATGTTTATAACTTATATGTGATTATTTTACACATTTGAATATGTAAAACACAGGTTATATTTTTTACAATATCTATTGTATTTGGTTTGAGTTCAAAATCATAAATTTTAAATCATAAATATAAATATAAATATATATGATTTATTTAATAATTACTACATGTATAAATAACAAGTTTGGAGTTAAACATGAACAACACAGAAAAGATAGATATATTGATAGTATACAACACTTATTAAAATTAATTGAAAATGACATATACATTAAACCAATTATAGTTGAAAATAATGGTTTAAGACAAACATATTTAGACGAAATGAATTGCGATATTGTTTATACAGATAATAATATTAAATTTAATAATAAACCAAATAATGAATTGCTAGATATAAAAGAAGTAATAACTCGGTACAATATTAAAGAAGATGATGTTATTATAAAAATAACTGGACGATATAAATTATTAAATGCAAGTTTTATAAATTTAATTAAAAATAATAGTAATATTTATGATGCTTTTGTTAAGTTTTTTAACGTTTGTACTTTACAATATATGTTTGATGATTGTGTTTTAGGATTATTTGCTATTAAATGTAAATTTCTAAAAGATTTCAATTATAAATTTATAAAAAGTACTGAATGTGAATTTGCTGATTATGTAAGAAAACATATAGATAAAGAAAAGTTGATGGAAATTAAACAAATGGATTTAGAATGTTGTTTTGCGGATGATTTAAGAAAATTAATTGTATAACATTAATGTTTTACACCTACATACAATAAAAATAAATTTATCCCAAGTTGCTTAATTAACGCATTATTGCTATAATTAACATATAAATTATGTTTTTCAGCAATTAAACTAACCGCCAAATTTCTGATAATTTGATTTCCTAAGCGACCATTATATGAGGTGGTTGTTGTCATTATATACTGCTTGTGAAAACATTTTAACAAAGAGTTGATTATTTTCAATTAAATCTTTCATCGCCATTTCATCATGTTGTATGTCATCTAATAATCTTAAACATTTTTGTTTAACTATTAGCATATCATCAATATCAATATAATAATTATAATGTGAAGAATGTAAATCATAATACAAACTTTTATTATCTATTAAACACAATATGTCTATTTCAAGACCCGTGTAAAATAATGATGGTCGTTACCGTGAATCAAACCAATTGTATTGTTGTCAGAAATATAGACATTTTTTCTCTCACGACCGTCCCACAAGGCTGAGATAATTATATCCCCAGCCATGACTAATTTAAGTCCCTCGCCGTTTTCCGTTTTTAAACAACTAAATTCACACGAAGTGGATTTCTCTGTTTTTATCGGTGTCAGGGTAAAATCCTCCGCACTATACCAATGCACAATACAGGTTGTATTCCAGGGTTGATAATAAAATAAATCATTATTTTTAAGTTTTATCGGTGTTTTATTGCACAACACCGGTGTTTTATTGCACAGCACTGGTGAATGTTGCATTAAATTTAATTTTTCATAATAACTATTAATATCTACTATATCTCCAACAAATAATGAAACAAATAATGAATCTATTGGTGAATGTGAAGGAAAAGGTTTGCTATTAGACAACAATTTCCCATCTCCATAATGTTGAATATAATTATCAGACTTGTAAAAAAAATCCTTTAGAATTATACTATCAAAGTCATAAGATTGATGAATACTATAATTTTCAGAAGACAACTTTAACATAAAATCTATGAGTGATGATAATTTATTTATTTCATTAATACTTATTTCATTAATACTTATTTCATTAATATTATGTATTTTCATTAAATTATTGTTAATACCAAACATACCCGCAGCAATGAACCAACGATGGGCCGGATGGTCGGTCATAATATGTAATTCTTTCTCCGGGTAATTGGTTAACCAATCAGCCACCGCAACCTGCTCCCGTTCATTCACAATCGAATCTAAATCGCGCGACAACCACAGGGCTACATCTGGGTCATCATAAGGCAAAAAACGCAAGGCGCGTAAACAAATATTCGTATCTACCAAGACCAGTTCAATATCTTTAAATTGTGATAATTCTTCTATAATATGAGCCGGCTCATTATAAGGCATATAAACCCTGATAATCCAATCCGGATAAATCTTTTTCGCCAAATGATAATTTACATAGATGCCTTTATAAAATCCACGCGAATTACTATATTGTGAAGTGGTCTCATATAAAGAAAAACTGATGATTTTTTTCTGTTGCTGGGGTTGCAGATTAATAAATTTCACATATTTTAAATAAAAGGCTTTAAATTGATGATATTCATTCTTTCCTGGGAAAATGATATCATTAAAACCATCAGCATCCAATTTACAACCCATAAAATGTGGAGCATTGCCTTTGACAAACTCTGTATCTAAAATGTAATATTTGTTCTTACGTTCCAGTGGTTTGGGTTTAATAACTGGACTATAGACTTCGGCTTCACTTAAAAAAGCCCCCCACCACGAGAGTGAGGAATTACCTCTTAACAAAACGCGCGCAAATATCATACTTAGTAAGTCTGGTAAAAAATCTAAAATTATGTCAGGACAATAATGTTCGCCCTTGGGATAGGTCCAACGATGGCCCGGGGGTTTATTATTCCAGATATTCTCTGTCCTATCTTGTTTGCTCTCACTAAGCCAGACAACAGAAGAGAACTCTGCACATAAAGAATATAATTGTCGTATATAGGTTTCTTTAGAAATCATAGATTGTGAACCGGTATAATTCACTTCTGCAATATCACCACGGTGTAAATGACAGACCGTATGTATATTTTTGTTATTATAATACCATTGATACATGACAGAATTTAAGACTGTCTCGTTGAAAGTGTAAATTTCTTTAATCAATTCTGTGTCAAATAAATCAAATAAATGAGTGTAATACATGCAATCTAAGTCATCAAAAGCAATATTAGTTTTACCTATATTATTTTTATTTTGTAAGGAAATAAACTCCACGTTATCACCTGTTCGATTATTATAATTTTTCAAACTGTTCTCTCTCATTACCTCAGTCGCCGAGGGGTCATTTATTTCTAAAGATAATATATCATCGGTAATAATGCGACAATATTTATTAGGTTTAAAAATAATTGTCCCTTCCCATTCAGACGGGACATAAAAGATACAATTAAACCGTTTCGCATAAGAACAACCGAAAGCATATTGAAACATCCGGTTGCCAATTTGACCAATCCAACGTAATAAGACTATTTTATTAGCCTCGGTATTCATTTTTATACTTAATATATTTAAATAAGCGTTTAAATAATATTATATATAATATTATATATTCTTACTCATTGTCCTAAAGATTTTAATTTTGTAATTAAATGTCCTCCTCCTATCACAATTATTTTTTTATTTTTTCATTTTTTAATGTATATAATTATATACATTAAATTTAATTAGTTAGTTGTATAGTAAAACATACCGGAACATGTAGGAGTATGCATAATGGTAGGTATAGGCGTAGGTATAGGTATAGGTATAGGTATAGGTGTAGGTGTAGGTGTAGGTGTAGGTAGATGATTTCTATCAGGAATATATTTTTTCATAGATATATGTGCAGGAGTAGGTGCAGGTCCAGGAAAATTTTCTTTATCCATATATACTTTTTTTTAATAAAAGTATTTAAGTATTTATTTTTTAATTAAAAGTATATGAGCTCTTTTGAAAAAAATTGGGAAGAATGGATGGATCTAAATATTTCACTTGGAAATTGTAAACTTATAATGTTTAAAAAATCATTGGATGCAGGTTATGCTTATGATTTAATTAAGAGTAAATTAAATATTGATTATAATGTTTCAGTTCCTTTACCACCAGAATTAAAAGATAAAATTTCCTTAAGAAAAGCAAAAAAAATACATTCTGATAAATTAGAAATATATGAACTAACAGATTTTTTAACACAAGAAGAATGTAAAGAAATAATAGAAATTATAAATAATTCTGACTTAACAAGTTCTTCGACTATCAGTTCTGTAGATACAAGTAATTATAAAGTAAATGATTATAGAACTAGTAAAACTTGTTATTTTTATAATAAATATCCATTAATAACTGACATAGAATCTAGAACATGTAAAACAATTGGTATAAATAATAGATGTGCCGAACAAATACAAGGACAAAAGTATTGTGTTGGTGATCAATTTAAAATTCATACAGATTACTTTGATAAAGATGTTTTGAATAACAATCAAACTATTAAAGGTCAACGTACGTGGACGTTCATGATATATTTAAATGACATGGAAGACGATGGATCAAATATATTTGATTCTAGTGGCGGGTATACATCATTTCCTTATGCCTATATAGCAACAAAACCTAAGGCTGGTACAGCTATTATTTGGAATAATCTTGATTCTAATAAACAAGAGAATATTTACTCATCGCATTGCGGAATGCCAATACTTAAAGGAGAAAAATATATTTTGACTCATTGGTTTAAAGATCAAGAAATTAATTTACAAATTAAAAATCAAATAACAGAGCATGAGTTTTTACCAATAATGCATAAGGTAGGATTTGAAAAATTCAAAATTACTCTTGATTGTATTGATAAAATTAAACTGTGGATGAAAGATAATGAAAATCAATTTCTAACAGAAATAATTCAATATGGTGATGATGTTAAAAATATAAACAGTAAGATACTTGACATTAATAAAGCTCCACTAGAATTACAAAGAGATTTATTGAATAATATGCAGGAGCTTTTAACAAAATGGATTGGATATAAAACTAACTTACAGCATGTTTCAACCTATGGTATCCGTGAATATACTAGAGGTAGCAGTTTAGGAAATCATTATGACAGGAAAAATACCCATGTTATTAGTGCAATTATCCATTTAGAAGATAAATCAGATAAACCGTGGGAACTGTATATCGAAGACCATAACTTTAAACCACATCAGTTAACTATGGAATATGGCGATGTTATATTTTATGAATCTACTACTTGTTTACATGGACGCCCAACACCTTTTGAAGGAGATTTATACCGAAATATGTATATCCATTTTAAACCAGAACGATGGGAATCATATACAAAATAAATTAAATAAAATAAAATTAAATTAAATAAAATTAAATATAAATAAATCTTATATTAAATAATATATAATGATAAATCATGTATTTTACAGTACATCAAATAATGACTATCAAAATTGGCAAAGAGATTTACTCGAGTATTCATTTATAAAAGTAAACCAACCAGGAAAGTTATGGTGTTGCGTCTCTAAAAATGAATATAATGTAATACCTCATACAAAACATATTCCATTGATAGAAATAGAATGTCCTGATTATATGAATTTTTTTGATTCTAACAAAAAATATGGTATTGCTAATAAATTTTGCTCTATTAAATTATGGTTAGATACAAATCCAGAATTAGAAGGGGCAGTATTATTTTTAGACCCCGATATGATTTTTATTAATAAAATCGATGAAGAAGTTAAAGAAGGAACTATTGTTGGACAATTATGTCTAGATAAAGGTATCGAAAGCCATACTAATTTTATAAAATATACGCCACCAGAATGTAAACATATGTTGTTACCTGAAAACATCTTTATGTTTCCATTTTGTATTAATATTAAAGATATGAGGAAAATTATGGATTTGATATATATAAATGAGTCATCTTGTGAAGCTGACATGTTTGGTTTAGTTATCGCTGCACTTAAATCAAATCTTAAAATTATAGGAAAAAACTTAGGATGTTGTAATACTTGGAAGCCACACAATCAAACTAGCTTTAATATGGTGCACTATCCAGGTGTTATGTTTAATAATTTAAATGAAAAAATTTGGTTTAAACAAGATTTCACTAATGATACACTTTCAACTCCCTGGACTTTAAATGTAACGTGTGAACAAACTACAAATCTAATAGAATATCAATTGATAACCACAATAAAAGAATATATAAACATTCAAAAAATAAGAGTGACGTGTCCTGAAATGTTATATTGGAACAATGTAGAATTAAACAATACTATTAATATTTATAATCCACAACAAAAATATGTTATTTTTAATCCATATCATGGTGGTTTCAATAATGTGAGAATGTCATTTGAAATTGCCGCATGTATTGCTTATAGATTAAATCGTATATTAATTATGCCAGATGAATTCAAAATATCTCATTTGCATAATATACATGGTTTTTATTCTTTTTTTGAAAGGAATGATATTGGTATATCAACAATAACTATGAATGATTTTTGTATATTAAAAAATATTCCAAATGATTGGAATAAAATAAAAGAGAGATCTACTATATATAAGTTTGATTCAGGTACGGTACGTATAAATATTATTAAAACGTTATTAGATAATACTTCTGAATGTATTCTATTTGATAAAAATCTATTAGGTAACTTTTACACGGTAATTCAGGATGATAATATAGACGAAATTAAAGAATATGTATGTAAACACATACATTATAAAGAGAGCATTTTTTCACAAGCCTACAACATAATAGAATATTTAAATAACACATATTCGCAATACTATTCTATGCATTTACGAAGAACTGATTTTAATATTCAATATAAAGATCTATGTATATCTATTGATGATATATTAACAAATATTAAAAATGTTGTCCCCCAAGGGTCTTGTTTATATATAGCAACTGATATTTCTAATAAAAATGAATTAAGAGTATTGAATTCTTATTATAAAGTTATAATACTGTCTGATGTAATCAAATTACTAGATAAATATATGAATAGAGACCTATATGGAATGATAGAACAGATTGTGTGTGCAAGAAGTGTAAGGTTTATAGGTACAAATTTGTCTACGTTTTCAACATATATTTATAGATTAAGAGGATATATGAAAGATATAAAGGATAAATCATATATTGTAAATACTTCTAATGAAATAATAGAAAATAATTCATTAACATCTTGTTGGGAGGGTAACCATAATATATGGAGTCGCGAATTTACAGATGGGTTTGATTTCAAATGTAATAAAGATACTATTTTTGTATCGATAGCATCATATAGAGACAGTGAATTAGAACCAACTATTATTGATTTATTCAAAAAAGCAGAACATCCAAGTAGAATAATAGTTGGTGTATGTTTACAAGATACTTCTGACAATTTTGAGAAGTTTATGTTTAAAGATCATAAACAAGTGAAAACCATATATATAAATTATCAGGAGGCGAAAGGCGTATGTTATGCTAGATCATTAATACAAAAAGAATTATTGAAGGATGAAAAATATTATCTGCAAATAGATTCACATACAAGATTCAATTATAACTGGGATACTAATTTAATAAATCAGTTGACATTATGTCCTCATAATAAACCGATATTATCATGCTACCCAAATGCATATGAATTAAATGATGATAAAGAAACTTATTTAAATTCTAAATTGTTATCAAAACATAAATATAATAATTTTTTGAATGATACATTGAGAACTACCACATGTGGAATTTACAGTAAAGAAGCAGTTCCATCAGGATGGATAGCAGCTGGGTTTACATTCACATATTCTTCATGGTGTAAAGAAGTAGGTTATCCTAGTAATATTTTATTTAATGGTGAAGAAGATTATTTATTTATAAAATCATTTATAAAAGAATATGAAATTTACTGTCCTCCTACGTCTAATATTTTTCATTGTTACTTGAATAATTTAGCAGAAAGTCCTAACAAATATAGACCGTTAGTACATGAAGACGTTGATACTAATAAACTAAATTGTTCGAACGCAGAATTACAAGAAATAATTTCATCAATGTCTGATAGTTTATATGAGAAATTTAAGAATAAATATGGTGTATGTTATAAAACAAGAAAAATTTTTAGCACTATAAAAAAAATTGAGAATATAAAAAAATTTGAGCATATAAAACAAGTATCTTCTTTAGATTTATCTATTATACAAAATGTATGCAGTCAACCTGTGTTCAAAGATATAGAAATTTTTAAAGATAAACTTAATATATTCTTATGGGGAATTTCTAATGATGAATCATTTATAAGAGATGGTTGTAAATATGCGTTACAAACAGCTGAAAAGTTTAATTTACATCCACAGATTCTAGGAATAAATTATGATAACTCTTTCTTAGACCATTTACAATGGAAAATAGTACTTTCGAGATTATACTTATTGAGAGATGTAACTATAAAAGATGATATAAATAGAGTAATGGTATTTATGGATGGTTTCGATACATTATTTAATGGTAATGAAACACAAATACTTGAAAGATTCTATAAATTTAATACAAAAATATTATTTAGTTCCGAAAAATGCTTTACATATCAATGGGCTGAGTATAAAGATAAGTTTGATAAACTTAACACTTTATATAGGTATGTAGATGCAGGTACTATAATAGGATATAGCAAAGACATCTATAATATGGCGTGTGAATGTATCAATTTTTTAGAAAATTCTAATGGCACAGATAGAGGTAACGATCAAGGTATTATTGGAAAATATGTATATCAACATATGGATGATTCAAAATTAATTAGGTTAGATACTAATTGTGAAATATTTTGGGTTACGAGCAATGATAATGATAACTTATTAAAATATGGTACATATAATGTAAATACTAATACTAACCCATTAATATTACACGTTATTGGGGGTAGAAGAGAAAGGTATGAATTATATAAAAATACATGTAAAATAATAATGAAAAATGAATAAATTATATTTTATTAGCTTAATGATAACAACATTCCTGAACATGTAGGAGTTGGTTTGGTTTGGTTTGGTTGTTGTTGGAGTGGACGTGTTTTTAACAATATTTATGTACTTTTAAGAAAAGTATATAAATAGTTTTTAATAACAATTTGTATATGAACAAGTTTAAACCAGAATGGGAACAATGGATAGACTTTAATATTTCTCTCGGGAATTGCAAAATGATAATGTTTAAAAAATCTTTAGAGGCCGGTTATGCGCATGAGTTAATTAAAAGTAAACTGAATATAGATTATTATGCGTCAGAACCGTTACCCTTGGGATTAAAAGATAAAATCGCCTTAAGGAACGCCAAAAAAATTAACTCAGATAAATTGGACATTTATGAACTACCAGATTTTTTAACCCTGGAAGAGTGCAAAGAAATAGTAGACATTATAAATATATCAGATTTACAAAGTTCTTCTACCATCAGCGCCGCCAATACAAATAATTATATAGTAAATGATTATAGAACTAGTAAAACTTGTCATTTTTATAATAAATATCCCTTGCTAAATGCCATAGAAACGAGGATTTGTAAAACCATTGGTATAAATAATCGTCAAGCTGAACCGATTCAAGGACAGAAATATTGCATCGGTCAACAGTTTAAATTACATACTGATTATTTTGACTCCTCGGTATTACAATCGAATAAAACTATACATGGACAACGGACTTGGACGTTTATGATATATTTAAATGATATGACTGATGAGCATTCCGGAGGTTATACTGCTTTCCCCTATGCGTATGTAGCTACCCAGCCGAAAGCCGGGACGGCTATTATTTGGAATAATTTGGACGGTAATAAAAAAGAGAATAATTATTCGTCTCATTGTGGCATGCCCATTATTAAAGGTGAGAAGTACATTTT